TTATAGTCACTATGCTGACTAGCAGTTAAAGGCTGCCAAACCTTCTCTCTTTCACCCCGTAAATAAGGTAGCTTTTATGATCAGCATTTAGGGGACCCTAAGGCCCACTACAGGGCCATGTAGTTACCAACCACGGGTTGTACTATGGTGTACAACAACCTGCACCAAACGGTGGCTCACAAGGGGTCTAAGCCCGTCTCCTCAAGAAATGCTGCAATAATACTCTCCAACACCTCACGAAGATTACCCCCTGATGTAACGCTACGAGAAACTCCAACTCTTATGCTATTGCCATCCGTAATAATCTTCAAAACCATCATAAACTGCGTAGCATTAAGGCTTTCGCCCTGCAAATACGCATTATAGGCTCGACGTTCAGGACTGGCCATCGGCATCCGAGCAGGATGAACAAAGTTAGGCCTAGGGACATAATTTCCGTTCGCAGGAAGAAACATAAGAACTCCCTCACTAATAGGAACCTCTCGCCACGCACTAACATTTGTCGCTAAATTATTTCTCAAAACGGACGGGCTAGTAGGATGAGGCGCCACTGGCGCCTGGCCACGACGTCTAGGTGGGGTCCTAGCGCCGCGGACCTCGGTCTCATAACGGTTTACAGTAGACTGCACTCGATCAATGGAGGCTTGGTGCCTTTGCAACTCGTTCTTAATAAGATCGACTTGTGCAACCAATTCTCCTAACGCTTCCAATCTCTGCAAAACCTGTGAGCCAATATCCTCAGACATCCCTTTCACGCGTTTTTGCCCGACCTCTATAAACAAAAGAAAATATTTACAAATATTTACAGAGCTAGTGCTCCTAAAGCAGTAAGAGCAACTTCGCCGGCAGCGTTAATAAACGTCGAATTTTCCTGATAAAAATTAACTGCCCTGGTGATCAACGATGGACCATCAGTGATCTCCTTAGAGACCTTGGCAGCCGCCGGATCCGTCACAACTTTCTGCGGCACGCTAGCATCAAGAGCAGCAGAATAACGAGGAAAGAACTCATACACAACGGCTCCCTGCATAACCATTCTAGCACCAGCCGTAAGGTTGGCGCCGCCAAGTACAATTGACGGCATGCCAGAACGATCTGCATCAGTCGCATCTGGCTGACACAGCTGGGTGGTTCCTGATTGTGTGTAAGGTCTAAAACACTTCCATTGTGGATCTCCTTTCGTGAGATCCAAATTGGCCGCGACCCCAGCAAGTGGGCTGAGGACCTCCTCTCCGTACTGCGCCAACGTGTTATAAGAACACGACGGGTAAAATTGATTTGGATTGCCAGTGGCAGAAGATAAAGTGACGAAGTCAAGAGCACTCCCCTGGTAGCCAACCCAGGTTCCAGTGTAGCTAGAAGCTCCACCCATATACCCCAACTTCGCACACGCTGCAATTGGCCTGATCTTTTCAGCAAGCGGAAATAAATTCGCCATGCCAGTTGGATCAAACCACTGCGTTGTCTTACCCCATGGCGTTGTCGTAGCAATATCCGTACTACCTGACAAATCAGGGTTCTGGTTATCGCCAGTAATCGCTATGAAAGAAGCCATTGTTGGTTGTGCGGCTGTACTCATTGCGTGTGGCACTAAGCAAGCCAACACCGTGGTTCTAGCGGCTCCAGCCTGAGCTGAAACCCCATCCACACCAACAGTGCCATTTGGCACGGTGAAAGTCCACCTAAATGGCAGGCGAACGACAATGCCTCCGCCCGGTCCTGGCAAGACCGAATTAACTAGCTTCGCATTGCATGGGTCTCGGATAAGCCGTGCGTAATCCGATAAACGGCCACGACTAGGCCTAGCTGCAATAACAGCTCCAACACTCGCACGCTGCACTTTGCGACCCGCCTTAGGGGCAGGTTGCTTGCTAGCTTTCTTACCTGGCTGACTTCCTCCAGCTCGCTTTGACTTAGCAGCTGCATTCTTCTTCTTACCAGCCATCTCAAACAACTTTTGCGCCACCACCAACCGAATATGTACATAATATACAAGTGACCCATACCCAGATCACTCCCATCCCAACTGACGCTGTCTAGCAGTTTCCAAGCTGACCCTAGTTTTCGGGTCTAAGCCCAATTCTCGGTGAATGCGTGTGAGAAAATGAAACACCTCCGGCGCAAAAGCGTACAACTCAGCCTGCTGACCCAACGCCTGATCAAGGAACTCATCCTTGACGTTCATCAGCAAAGTGCTGAAATGCTTATCAAATCTCACGGGCACGCCAACCCAACCGTAATCCTCGTGTTTCGAGAAACGCCATGAGAAAAACTCTGCGCCTTCTAATCCATCGTGGATCTTAGGTTCATCCAATTTACATCCCAGCTGCCTCATAGTCTCAACATAAGCCGAAACGTCAAAGCTATCTGGGAATAAATTAAGCGTATCATCACCACCAACAATGAACCGGTATTTCGCCGAACAAATATCCTGGTCACTAACACGCAAACGTATTAGAGTCACCAAATGCAAAAACAACTGTGCTTCGGAATTAAGCGATATCGTAACTACTGAACCGGACTTTTGCAAGCCCGCCGTTC